TACCATCAAGTTGTTGATTTGTCTTTACAGTAGGTTTAGATGCTGAAGGTACATCAGCAACACCACAACAATGAACTATTGATTTAATTTTCTTTTCTAAATATTTAGGAATACCCATTGTTTTAAATATTAATAAGTTAAATAAAAAAAGGAGAGAGGATTACTCTCTCCTTGTTATTTTATAGACCACAATCGCAACCTGCAAGAGGAGTTGTAAGACCAGGGTAGTTATCTACTAACCAAGCATCTAAGATTTTAATCAAATCACTAAACAAGTCATTATTAGCAGTACAAGGTGCTGCAATAATAGTATTGAGATAGTTTTTGTATTCTTCCCAACCACCTACACTTTCATTTCTATACATCAAGTTTAATTGATTGTATTGACCTGAATTAGTAGACAATCTTCTGAATGAACCAAGAGGAATACCAGCAAGTTCACCTACTCTGTAAGGACCAGGGTTACCATTATATCCACCAGCTTCATATTCCAACCATCCAATATCTTTTCCTTGACCATTACCAAAAGCAGGTTCTTGGAAAGTTACAGAAGTTGCACCACAGTTAAGAGGTTCAAGCAAAGATGTAATCATCTTGAATTGAATCATCTTGTAGTAACGAGCAGGAATCTGACAATAAGTATAAACTTTAGAAGGAATACTTGTAAGACGTACACCAATACATTTACCTGCATTAGCAACATCATCAAGCCATGCTTGTATGTCACCAACAGCAACTGCTACTGGAAGCAATGGGTCAGTATAATCTACAAACTCAGCTTTGATAATACCATCAGTATCAGCATTAACTGCAGCAACAAGAAGTTGAGCAAGTTCATTGCAATCACCTGTTGGGCAATCACAATCAGGACCACAACATCCAGTAGTTACAGAGAATGTTTTAGAGAACTGATTGAAACCAAACATTTGATATGCTTGTGAGTTACCTCTAAATTCTACTTTGAAAGAATAGGTAGTTTCACAATTGACATTTGAGAAATTGTAAATGTCAACAATGTGTGGTGCTTCAGCTTCATAACAACTTAGTGAGTAAGCTGTCATACCTGACCTTTGAATATGTGTAGCTGCTGATACAATAATGTCATCAGGAGTACCATCTGCATCTGTATCAATATTTGTTGCAATAAAGATATTTCTTTTACCTACAATAGTTGAGCTATCAACAGAAATACCAGTTTCATAATCAAATACACCAAATGTTCCCAATGGATTAGTAAGCAAGTCAGTCACAGGTTTACCAGCTGCTAATACACCCTGTGGCAATCAAAACTGCTAAGTCTACAATTTCTCTATGAGTATGTTCAGGTAACTCACAATTCTGAAATCCTACTAAAGGAGTTCCATTTGGTAAATTATAAGTTCCCCCTACATAGTCTTGAGCATTCTGTATATAAGCAGGCTTCTTAAGATAATTAAACTCACATATAGATTCTACAATAAAGGTTCCATCAGTAAATACTCTAAGTCCATTTTTAAAAAATCTAACACTCACTTCTCTCCACTCAAATGAACTTGAATCAAAAGGAGATTCTTCATGCAAGTCATCATGTTGTTTAACATATAATCTTGCTCTTTGATTTTCACATTCTCCTTTTGTGATACAGGCATAGCCTGAAATAAAAAACATATAGTCAGCAGGTAATGCAGCTTGATATGAATTGTCCTGCGTATTAAAATTTGAAATAACCAAAGGGGTTAGACTATCTACAACAATAGTTCTTACATCATCTATACTCCTTTGGTTTACTTCAAATCCATATCCATTTTTAATGCGAGGTTGAGCAATTTTCTTAATAAATACTTCTTGTGCTTCATTAAGCAGCCAGTCAATTTCAGGAACTCTAAGGTTTCTAAATTGCTGTGAATCTACTTTATTAAGTTTGACTTTTAAGTCATAATGCATTGCTCTAACATCCATGATTTAAATCTAATTAAGTTTCTCAAGGATTCTTGCTTTGATTTCCTGATTCTGAGGATTAGTGAAATACTCAGTAACATCATCAATGCTGTGTCCAAGAATGTCTGACATATAATAAATACCACTACCTTCTTTGGTAAGTATATTTTTATATAATGCTTCTACTACCATTCCTTTTATATACAAGTAATTCTTATCAGCTTTAGAAAGTTTCAATAAGTCATTGATAAACTCTCCTTCTATAATCTCACCAATCTTAACATCTATGTATTCATTAGATTGTTTTCTTACTGATGTATCAAGAATAATCTGTATAAGAGCTACTTTTTGTTCCTTAGTAAGTTTGTCAACAATTTTATATGCTTCCTTTTTCTTATTAAGTCTGTGAGCTTCAATTTCAATGTGTTCACCTTCATCATAAAGAATGTGAGTTGCTAATGGCCACATTCCATCTTGATATTCCTTTTCTGAATTAGCTACAAATGGTGAAGCTTTATAATTCTTTACTCTAATAAAATCCAATGGTTTAGTAATGTCAAGGATTAGAGTGCTATTAGGAAATTTAAGATGAGCAGTTTTAGTACTCCAATATGGATGTGGTTGATTAGGATTAAAAGTATCACTTAAGTCTACTCCCATCAATCCACCATACTGTTTAATTTCTTCTTCTGAAAGTCCAGTATCATATCTACCTGTTTGAGCATTATATAATACTTGTGAACTGTGTTCTTGGGTAAATGAATCTTTACCTGTTTTTCCATGCCATTTCTTCATTTCAATTGGCCTGATTTCTACAATGTTTGCATTTCTCATAATTTACTTTTTAAATATTTCAATTTAATTATTTACTTATAAATAAAAGGGGAGGGATGCTCCCCTTTTATTAAAACTATTTATGACAACTAAGAACGAGAAAGTATCAATTCTCCACAACGAGATACGTCTTCAATGTGTACACCACATTGGTCTTTAACGTGCATCTCATAGTAGTCACCAGAGTGAGAAGCAAGTTTGTTGTTAACTGGACCATAAGGAGTAACAAGACCTGCTGTATAAATCAATGACATACCACCTTTCTTCTTAATACGTTTGATGTTAGATTGCTGTCCTTGTCCTGAGAAATCAAGGAAAGTAAAACGCATAGATTCAGTAGGATAACCTGTAACTGGGTCAATCTCAAAGTTGATTTCACGGTCATCATACAATGGATTGTGAATCAATTCAAGTTCAGCACCATTGGCCATTCTATACTTAACAAACTGATAACCAGCAGCAAGAGCTTGCTCATTATAATCAGAAGAAGTTTTGTTAATGAACAATTGGTCAACAACTTGAATGAAACCTTTTTTCTCCATCCAATCTTGGATAGCACGATGGAAGATAATCATACCATATTCACCTGTGTATGCTTTGATTTTACGTTGTCCACCAGGTTTAACACGAGAGTAGAAAATGTCCATCAAGTACTCTTCAATAAGAGTAGCAGTAAGGTGAGTATAACGATGAATGTGAGAATCTTCCAATTGCTCTTGAATACCAGGGCCTGAATAGATAGGTCTACCATTGGCACCAAGTACAGAATCTGTACTACGAGAATACCAATAACCTCTTTCAAGTTCCTTGTACCATTGTTGCCAGTATTCTACTTCAGCATACTTAATCCAAGTATCATGCATTTTACCATTTGGATCTGGTACTTTAACTGCAAGAACTTGATTGTGTGCATCACCTGTTACCTGATACTTTTTACGGAAACGAGAAAGTCTGTTCTTCAAAGTAATAGGAAGTGAGTATTGAGTTGAACCACTCTGTTCACCTGCTTCTTCATACTGAGAGAATAGTTTTGCCCATTGAGTACCAGGAGTAAGATAAGTCAAAGGAAGGAAGTCAGCAGCATTGTCAGTCATTAGACGTACTGTATAAATCCAACCTTTACCATGTCTGTATGGTTCTTCTTGTACACGAACTTGATACTTTTTGTTAGTAGTACCAGGGTGAAGAACATCACCTGGAACAAACCAGTTTTCATCAAGTTTAATTTTGAAGTTTTGTTTGAGTTTACCAGGAGTTGTATTAGCTACAGCTTCTACGTTTTCAACTACAACAAGTGGTCTTGTCATACCTGTTCTCAATCCCCATTCCCATTCATTAGAAGTAATCTCTTCTTCTTTACCCATCATAGATAGGATATAAGTCATAGGATTATCTGAATAACGAGTGGCTGAAAACAACCTTGTCATTACTGATTCAAATACATGTGGCTTTGCAATAAGAGCAGCACCCAAGTGATTGAGGTCTGTCATATTAGCATGCCAAGGCATCTGTTTAGTTACTAACTTATTATTTAATTGTGCCATTTTTTAAAATTTACTTTTTTGTTTTAATTAAAAATAATCTGCCAAACCTTTATTGCGAGAACCTTTATTGCCGATAGGAGAAACTTTGCTATTTGTAAGCTTAGATTTTGTTTCTCTAATTATTTCTGTCTTTGCTTTTTCCTTTAAATCAGTTAAGTCAAAATCATTACTGATAAGTTTAGCAAGTAAGATAGTCTTTTCTTTATCCTTAAATACTTGCTGTAAATCATTTTGAAACTGAGTAAGGTATTGATTTTCTGAAACTTTAACAGAAGCTCTTGTCATATACCCATGAAGTACTTTCTTATCTTTCTGAGTAATACTCCAATCTTTAATATTATCAGCATCATCAATTAAACCTTTTAATTCTTTAACATACTGCTTTCTTTGTTCTTCTTGTTGTAACTGATAATACTGTTGCTTCTTAATTGCTTCCTCTCTATTCTGCTCAATCTCTTCTTCTACATTTTCATGATACTTTTGAGCATACTTAGAAAGCTTACCTGTTTCTTTTAAAAACTCAATCTTATCATCTATATCTTCATCATCTAAATCTTCATAAGCCTTATAATAATACTTTAAAAACTTTTCTTCAGATTTAGAATCTCCTCTTGTAGGAGTTGGTATTTGAGAAACTTCACTATAAAATTTAAAAAACTGTTTAGTGTCACCACCTTCTTTTTTAAACTTTAAGAATGCTTTTGCATCATCATCTAAGTCATCCATAAAAGCTTTAATGGTTTCATCTAAACCTGCTTCTATTTCCTGCTCAATAACATCAGCAAATGTTTCTTCATTAAATTCAGTTTCATCTTCAACATCAATTGATATAACTCCTTTTTCTTTAAGTAGTTTATATACATTTGAATATGATGACTTTGATTGTGAAACCTCTTCTTCATCTTCATCAAAAAAAACTTCTTTTTCCTTTTCAGGTTCAGTAACTTTCTTATCATCAAGATTTACAGGTTCATCATCATCGTCATCTTCAACCTGTTTTAATTTTGATATAGGTTTTTCCTGTGTTTCAGTTTCTTTAATTTCAGGTGTAATTCCAAAAAAATCTTCTGAATTATCCCAAGAGAAATTCATAAGACTACTTTCCAATTCTTGTTCTTTACTTAGTTCTTTACTCATAACGATACAAATTTAAGATTTAAAATGAAGTTTTTTTAAGATTTATTCTTAAGTTTTAAAATGTTATCTAATTGCCTTTTTTGTTAAGCTTTTTCTTTTCCAATTCTATTTTCTCTTTATCCATTTGTTTTTGATGTTGAAACTCTTGCTCATTCAAATCTTGTTTCTTCATTTTAATTTGAGCTTCCATTCCTTTTCTTGCTACTTCCATTACATCAGGTTCTCCATCTTTATCTAAGTCTTTATCCATTGAGAATCCCATAGACAAGATAGTTTGTTTTTGTATTTCTCTTTCTGTCTTCATCTTCTCAAGCATTACTTCAGTTTCTCTTTCAAACATCATCTTATCTTTTTCTGCCTGTACCATTTGTTGCTGCATCTCTTGTTGTTTCTGTAACTGTTGCATTTGCTGTTGTTGCATCTCTTCTCTTTTCTTAGATTCAGAAGACAATAACATTTCTTCAGCTTCTTGGATTCCTTCTGCTCTATTAACTTTAATTACATCTGACAAATCTAATTTAGCTGCCTGCATTGCTGCATGTGCAAGTTGACCTACAAGTTCTTTAGCTTCATGTGCTTTAGATGAGTTAGAAACAAAGATACCATAAGTTGAGTTATCTAACAAGTCTGCATCTATAGTTAAAAGTTGTCTTGAAAAGTCATCCAATATATAATTCAACTTTTGATTACCCTTTTCAGTATAAGCTACCTTAGCAGTTTCAATAAGTCTTTGTAGTACATTTCTCTTAACATAATTGTGCAATTCAAATACAGGTTCCAATATATGTGAACTCTGAACCATAGTTTGTTTAGTATTTGTAACTGCAGCATTAGGACCAATCTGACCTTCAGCTTCAGGTGGAATACCAATAGATATTCCTGCTCTTCTTTCAATATATTCTGCTAAACTAATATACTTCTGAATATCAGAAGCTAATGACATATCTATTTCTTTAACAGCATTAGGTATAGAGTTATCTCCTTTATTACCTTCTTCATTAGGATTTAAGAATCCAATCTTAGAAGACTCAGCAAAGTATAACCATTTCTCTACATCAATACCAGCAGATTCAGGTATCATACCAATGTTCATCATTAGAATTTTACCTTTATCTGATGCCATTAATAGTTCTATCCTATACATGATAATATCATAATAATACTGAAATGCTTTTACTCTATCTACAAATGATGTAGGAAGAGAGTTAGTAGTATCCATTACTGCACCAATGTAAGGTAACTTACAGTTATACAGATTACTAATGTCTTTAAACTGTCCAGGTACAGGTCTAAGATAAACATATATATCTACACCAATCTTGTAACCTTCATATACTTCAGGTATCCATTCCCATTTACAAGATATATCTCCTTGTTCTCTATTAAGTGTATAACCTTCATCTACTAATGTTTCTTGTACTTCACCATTAGCATCCATGTAAGATAAAAATCCTATCTTTCTAAGAGCTTTCCATGTAGCATGTACTACTCTTACAGTCCAACCCTCATCTTCTTTATTTACATTAAAAGTAAAGTTAGCATCTACAACATGGTTCATGTTCTGTGTATAGTAAGAATAGATTTTATCTATCTCTGCAGTAGATAACTCATCACCAAAGAATTGTACTACTCTTGATGGTGACATTCTATATACACATACTGCCCATTCTCCTTCTTCAATAAACTCTAAGTCAGGTGACTTATCATAATCAAAGTAAAGAGGATTAATAACAGACATTGCAGGTTCATTATTAAGAACTCCTACCCAATATGCTTCTTTAGCAGAAATACATAGATGTTTAAATCCTTGATTAAACTTAGTAGGTATATCTTCTTTCTGTATCAAATACTCCAATAGATGATGAGCTAAAGCTTCAGCTGGGTCTTGATGTTCCCTTAGCATATACTTCTTAACTTCTTCAGGAGTTTGTGCTTGTAACTCTTGTTCTATTTGTTGTTGTATCTGTTGCTGTTGTTCAGGTGTAAGTTCTTGACCCTGAGCTTCTTCCATTGCTTTCTTCTCTATCTCCATCCTGATAGGTTTCATTATTTCTGAAACCACATAATCTCTCATTCTACCAAATTCTTCTTGTTCTCTTCTTGTAGTAGCTTCTTCATTAACAGCAAATACTTTCCATGAAAATGGTCTTTTCATTTCCATACCAAGTAGCATCTTTATCTTAGGAGATATAATATCTCTATTAACAAAGTTAGCAGGCAATTCACCTGCTTGTGCACCAAATGGTTTAGTCACATATTCAAAGTCACGAATATTTATGATATTATTAAACAAGTCATAATTCACTTTCATCCTCTTATACTCTGATACACCATTAGTATCAAAAGTATCTAATCCATAACCATTAAAACCAACTTGTGAAAATGACCTCTTATCTAAAAAGTCTAAGTTATTCTTGTACCAATGTTTATTATCAGCATTTTTTTGTGCTCTTGTTACCCTATGTTTGGGCATTGCAACACTAAAATTACCATCAGAATTAGTTATCATAGTTAATCTTTTTTAAACCAATTTTTATAAGATTCCAATAATGCAACAGCAGATTTATTTTTATTAGAACTTTCACTAAACACCTTTTCTCCCTCTTCTTCTAATTGAAACATTATCATCATAAATGCCATTACTCGGTCAAAGTTTCCTTTCTTATTAAATAATATCCTTTATATATTTAGCTCCTGCATCTTTTAACTGGTCATTCATGTGAATACCATATATCCTTGCTACCTTAGAGTTCTTGATAGTCTTAGATATAACAGCATCAGGTTGTGCAGCTAAGAGATGTAACTTTCTATTCTTTTCAAAATATGACTTAACATCTCTAATCATATTTTCATGCATTATCTCTGCATTATAAAGTTCAGCTAATAACTCTACTATCCTATGAGTATCATCAGCAGTTTTCATCCTACCTACATAAGATGCTACTACCATATCTCTACTATAAGAAAAAGTAGTAGTACCTTTATAAACATATACAGCACCTAATGATGTACCTCCACTCTGGTCTTGTTGATAAGGGTCATACCCTATCTTGTAAAGACCTTTAGGTGCATTAGGTATTGGATATTCAAATATAACAGGACTACCACTTAAACTTAATATCTTAGGTTTATAATGCCATACTGGTTCTAACTCATTTCTTAAATCAGGTGCAGCTTTAACTTTA